GATACGGACTTTTGGGAGACAGATTATTACAATCCGGAAATTGACGCTATTTAGAATAAAAAGGAGGGGCAGTGCGCATGATTAAAAAAGTGATTTCGGTCGCCCAAATGTCGACCGTGCTCGGTGTTAGCCTAACAGCTATCCGAGAGGGAATCGCAAGGAACAGATTTCCATTTGCATACTCCTGGCAGTCGCCAGGTAAGAAATCCCGTAGCTTTGTCATCGATAAAGAGGGGTTTAGGACGTTCCTTGTCCATTCTTTAGGCTGGGATGTGAAAGTAGTTGATGCGGAGTTTAAATCCGCAGGAATTCATTAGGAGGAATTAATCATGAAATGGGGTAATACATCTTACCATTATACAATTTCCGTAATTAAAGGAATCGTAGGTGGTTTCCAGTATAGCCTCGACAGAAAATGTAATACAAAACGATGGGCGCTAATGGAGCTTGAAGAGTTAGGTACCTCGAATTGGGGATTCTCTAACTTAAAAACGCGATTAATTGACAACGCCATCCGGAAGGCTATCAAGTATGTTAAAAATACCGACATATCAAACTGTCAGGTGTCGACTGTGTATCATTCTGGATTTAGGCACGTTCCTGGTTATTTTAAAGGTTTAAAGGAGATGTAAATCATGAATTGGATTGACGTGGGAATGCACTTGAGTTTAGCTGCATCAGCAGTAGCATCTATTTTATCAATGATGATGTTATAAAGGAGATCAAATTATGGGCTATATGTTATTGGGGACGTTCCTCATTGCAGGCTCTATGGGGGCCTTAGAAGTAGACCAAATCGGTTGGGAACAGTTTATATTGCAATCTTTAATCGGATTCGTTATATCCCTATACGGCTTTTATAAAGATAAAGCCGAAATGGATGTTGAAGAGCAGGAAGATGTCACGTACATCCCGCAAGCAAGAAAATGCGGCGAATACTGCCGCAATCCATATTACAACTAAATGCATATAAGGAGGTGATTAAATTGCGAGACTGTAGCAAATGTCCAAAGCGAGACTACTGCATTCCTGATGAATGCGAGGATTTGGGCATGAAAAATGAGCCTGATGATGCGGCAACATCAACAAGCTCAAATTAGAAAAATATTATTCTACGTTGATTATATCACAGAAAGGACAGCTTATGGAATTCCTATTAGTTACTTACGATACCAGTGATTATTACTGGCAAAATAATACACCTGTACATAGTCCAGATGAATTTTGGTTTAGATATTACGAATCCGATACAAATGTTCCAATCGATAACATTGGTGTTGGTGATTGGGTTGTTGTTAAATCAAGAAACGGCTTAGGCGTTGCTCGTGTTTTGAAAAAGGCAAAAGACCTTGATACTGTTCGGATGCAAGGTTTCAAAGGAAATGTAGTCAAACAGGTCATTGCAGTTATCGATACTTCTAAATGTGATAAACGCGAAAGTGATCGAGCTAAGTTGGAGGACATAGAAAAGAAACTCGAACAAAAGGCTAAGAATGCTGAGCGCTTGACTATGTATCGATTACTCGCAAAAGATAATCCAGAATTCTCGGCATTACTTACTGAGTATGAATCTGTGAAGGCGTCTGTCGATGAATTATAACGCTTTTATTAACTCGAAGTCTAAAATGTCAGAATCTCACGGATTTGTTATTGACGCAGGTATGTTAAACAAACATCTATTTGATTTTCAACGAGATATCGTTAAATGGGCCTTGGCAAAAGGTAAAGCTGCTATATTCGCAGATTGTGGATTGGGTAAAACTTTAATGCAGCTGTCCTGGGCGTATGAGATTTATCTACATACAGGTGGATCAGTACTCATATTAGCACCACTAGCTGTGGCCGCTCAAACACAGTCCGAGGGTGAACGTTTCGATATTCCTGTGACTATATGCGAATCTGATGATGATATTGTGCCAGGCGTTAATATTACGAATTATGAGAAATTGGGACGATTCAATACCGATAATTTGATAGGTGTCGTGCTTGATGAATCGAGTATCCTAAAGTCATTTACTGGTAAGGTACGTACGGATTTAATAAATCGATTCAGTAATACGCCATATCGGTTGGCGTGTACGGCAACACCTGCTCCAAATGACTATATGGAGCTTGGCAATCATGCGGAGTTCCTCGGCATTATGAGCCGTAATGAGATGCTATCTATGTATTTCACGCACGATGGTAGTGATACCGCTAAATGGCGATTAAAAGGCCATGCAGAGAATACCTTTTGGGAGTGGATGGCGTCATGGGCAGTAGTGCTAGATAATCCGGCATCCCTAGGTTATGAAGATGATGGCTATGAATTGCCTGAGTTACATGTACATGAAATTGTTGTTGATAAAACAGGTGAGGATGTCCCGGCTTTATCATTGCTGGAACGTCGAAGGGCTCGCAAAACATCTCTTGAATCAAGATGTAGAGCAGCAGCTGATTTAGTCAATGCATCTAATGAGCAATGGCTAGTGTGGTGCGACCTTAATGATGAGTCGACTACTTTGAAAGAAATGATTGATCTCGCAGAAGACGTCAAAGGTAGTGATAAGGCGACTCGAAAGCAGGGCATGATGTTAGGTTTTGGTTCTGGCTTCCTAAAATGTTTAGTAACAAAGCCAAGTATCGCCGGATTTGGAATGAATTGGCAAAACTGCCACAATATGATATTTGTCGGGCTATCCGATAGCTATGAACAGTATTATCAAGCGCTTCGTCGATGCTGGCGATTTGGCCAGAAGCATGAGGTGAACTCCTATATTGTAATTTCCGAAAAGGAAGGCGCGGTTAAAGCGAATATCGAACGTAAGGAAGCGGATGCTATAAAAATGAGGGACGCTATGATTGCGCTTACTCGTGACGCTGTTCGTACTGAATTATCTAAAACTAGACGGGAATCAACGGAATACAATCCGTGTGTGCCGATGGTGTTACCTAACTGGGCAGAAATGAGGGCTGTTATATGACTAAAATTTACGTTAACCATCCATTCGGAGGATTGGCTAAAAACAAAAAGAATGCTGACTCTGTATTAAAGTGGTTGCAGGAAGATATGGGCGTATTTCCAATAAAGGAACCTTTTGGTAGTGATACGCATAACATATTCCTATCACCTATACATATGTTTGGGCATTTATATAACAAGGTTGATTATGATACCGGCATAGGCTGGTGTATTGACCTTCTAAGTGGCTGCGATGCAATCGTAATGTGCAACGGCTGGGAGAACTCAATCGGGTGCATCAATGAATTAAAAGCAGCTAAATCAATTAGATTAGCCGTTGATGCGGGCATGAATAAAGGAGTAGCGGCCTTTTTTGGATTTGCAATGCTGCAAGCGCTAAATAAGAAAGCAAAGGAGGACCTACAACGTGAACGTGCTAAATCAGTTAATTGAGTCCCGATTTGCAATATATAATGGCGACTCAGTAGAAGTGCTGAAAGGGCTACCTGATGATAGCGTTCATTACTCTATATTTAGCCCTCCATTTAGTAGCTTGTATGTTTACTCTAATTCTGATAGGGATATGGGCAACTCATCTACTGATAGCGAGTTTTGGCAGCACTTCAAGTATTTAATTACTGAATTACATCGTGTAATAATGCCTGGGCGATTAGTATCAGTTCATTGTATGGATTTGCCACTCACGAAATCTAGGGACGGCGTTATCGGAATGAAAGATTTTCCCGGTGATATTATTCGAGCCTTCCAGGATGCTGGATTCGTGATGCATTCCCGAGTCACAATTTGGAAAGATCCTCTCATTGAGGCTACTCGGACAAAGGCGCTAGGGCTTTTACACAAGCAAATTGTAAAAGATTCTGCCATGTGTAGAATGGGGGCGCCTGATTACATCGTGACATTGCGTAAACCTGGTGACAATCCGGAGCCCATCGCGCATCCAGATGGATTTACTCAGTTCTTTGGTCAAGAGGAGCCTGAGGGAATCAAAGGGGTTGAACGACCGGCGCCGGATCCAGAGTTGTTTGATAAAAAGCAGAAATATAATACGGAGCCTATGTATAGCCATCAAGTATGGCGCCGATATGCTAATCCCGTATGGGCCGATATCCGCCAAACACATACGCTGAATTATAAAGCAGCTCGTGACAATAAGGATGAACGTCATATTTGCCCGCTACAGCTAGATACTGTGGCTCGTTGCATAGAATTGTGGAGTAATCCGAATGATATCGTACTCGATCCATTTGCCGGTATTGGCACTGTACCAGTTATGGCACTTCGTATGGGGCGTAGGGCTTTAGGTTTTGAGTTAAAAGAATCGTATTACAACCAATCAATTATTAATATTCAGGAGGATTTAAACAATGATTAAAGTTGAAGTTCAAGGTGTTAATGTACTGGATGTATATAATCAGCTAAAAGCTGTGTTAAATCAATTCAAGAGTTTTGTAGATAACGACAGGGCAATGGATGATAAAGCCCCTAGCATAGTAGATACAGTGGTATCTACAGTAGCAGCACCGTCCGTGTGCGTATCTAATCTAACTCCACAAGATACAAATCAAGGTGTACCTACTACAACAGTAGCTGTGCAACCAAACTCCATATCCATGACGGCACCTAATGCAGCTGTACAAGTTACTCCTACTCAAGTAGCCGTTACGGCACCAACTGTCAACGTAGCCACTGCAGCACCGGCACAAACTGCAGCACCGGCACAAACACCTGTTACTGCTCCGGTATCTCAAGAAGTTAAAAAGTATACATTGCCTGAAATTCAAGCGGCTCTTGCGCCATTACTTGATGCAGGAAAAGCCGTAGAATTGCAACAATTAATGGCACAATTCGGTGTTCAATACTTGGGTGAAGTACCTGAGGACAGATACCCTGAATTAGTAAATGCAATTAGAGGATTGGGGGCAAGAATCTAATGGCACCTCGATCACATGCATTATTAAACGCGTCGGGGTCGCACCGGTGGCTGCATTGTACAGCCGCCCCTCTCCTAGAGGAGAACTTTCCCGATAGTACATCTGTGTATGCAAAGGAAGGAACCCTGGCACATGAACTTTGTGAATTAAAACTACAGAAGTATACCACGGCCATGGCTAAATCCACATACACTCGCAAGTTCAACAAAATCAAAAAGGATGAGTTGTGGCAACCAGAAATGGACGATACTTCGGAAACATACCTTGAATATGTCAAAGGCGTTATGTTAGGTTGCACGGCAACTCCAGTAGTAGCCATTGAAAAACGCGTTGACTTTAGTCGCTATGTGCCCGATGGATTCGGCACGGCTGACTGTATTATTCTATCCGGCGACACCTTGCACATCGTTGATTATAAGCACGGAAAAGGGGTAGTCGTTGATGCGGAACACAATCCGCAAATGATGTTATATGCCCTTGGCGCGATTGATGCGTATAGATTACTCTATATGTTCAATACGGTCAAAATGACTATTGTGCAGCCCCGTGTTAATAATATCAGCGAATGGGAAATCCCTACAGCAGAATTACTGGATTGGGGTAATGCATTTGTCAAACCGCGCGCAGATGAGGCTATGTCTGGTAACGGTAAATTTGAACCCGGTGACTGGTGCAGATTCTGTAGGGCAAAACAACAGTGTAAAGCCCGATATGATGCAAACGACTCATTGCACAGTGCGCTAGTTGCTAATCATGATCCTCGGCTTATCTCGATGACAGAACTCGGTGAATATCTTCGTCGAGGGAAAGATGTCGCTGCTTGGCTCGAGGATATGAAAGACTACGCACTCACTGAATCTCTTAATGGGGTGACAGTCCCTGGCTGGAAAGCCGTAGAGGGTCGTGGTAGTCGGGCATTTCAAGACACCGATGCTGCGATTGACACTTTAATCAAAGCAGGCATCGATGAAAGCATTCTATATGAACGCAAGACATTAACATTGGCACAGATGGAAAAGACCATCGGTAAGACCCAATTTAATGATATGGTAGGCGACATGATTATTAAGAAAGCAGGCAAGCCTACCCTAGTTGAGGAATCCGATAAGCGCCCTCGGATTACCAATCAGCCTACTGCGGCGCAAATTTTTAATGTATCTAATGATAATAATGGAGGTAATTAATTATGTCATTCGTTCCACAACCAACTGAAGTATTATTGCAAAATGTTCGTGTATCCTACTGCCATCTATTAGAACCTTGGGCTAATTCCACACAGCCTGGTGCTAAACCTAGATATTCAGCTACTATTCTTTTACCTAAAACTGATGTAGCTCAACACCAAGCTCTCATGAATGCTATCGAAGCTGCTATCCAATCAGCTCGTACTAAATTCGGCGCACGTGTTCCAGCACAGCCAAAAGTGCCAATTCATGATGGTGATGGATACACACAATCTGGTAAGGAGTTTGGTCCTGAATGTAAAGGTCATTGGGTATTTACAGCAGCGCAAGATGCTAGCTATAAAGTTGAAGTAGTAGATCTTCAAGGTAATCCTCTCACAAATCCTACGCAAGTATACTCCGGCATGTATGTCAATGTACTCGTTCGATTCTTCTTCTACTCCAATCAATCCACTGGTATCGGATGTGGTTTGGGCCCTGTTCAAAAAGTACGCGAT